GAAGATACTCCTTATTGATGCAGCCTCTCATAGATGCCGATGTGCTTCTATATGAGATAGGCTTTGCTGCTGAGACAGGTTGGAAGGGGGAGAGCAACCCTCCTTTCGACTATGTAGCTGAGCTATTAGATAATAGGATTGGGAATATTTGTGGTGTAGTAGGTGCTACATCTTCTCCAATTCTCTATCTAACAGGGAAGACCAACTTCCGTAATGACATAGCAAAGCTTCATCCGTATAAGAAAAGGCCAAGTCATAAGCCTTTACACTATTACAATATTAAAGCATACATACAAGGAAAATATGATTACAGGATCACCGAAGGGTTGGAGGCTGACGACCTCATGGCTATTGAGCAAACCTCACGAGCAACTGAGACGATCATCTGTACGAGGGACAAAGACTTACGACAAGTTCCTGGATGGCATTATGGATGGGAACTTGCAAACCAACCTCAATTCGGGCCGGAACTTGTTGATGATGTAGGGTATATCAAACTCAGTAAAGATCGTAAGAAGGTTAGTGGTGTAGGGATGTTGTTCTTCTACGCTCAGCTTCTTACAGGAGATGCTGTAGACACTATCCCCGGTCTTCCTAAATGTGGGCCTGTAGCAGCCTTTAATATCCTAGCTAATAGTAACACACCTGCTGAAGCTTTAAAGGCCGTCTATGGGGCTTATAAGGCTTGCTATGGCCTCTCTGGATATAAGGAGATGCTAGAGCAGGGACGATTATTATATATGACTAGAAAACTAAGAGAGGACGGTACGCCAGTATTATGGGGACAAAGCCAATAAAGCCACATAACGGAGGAGAATGGACAGAAGCTAGATATAATTCATTTGTTAAATCAGCTCTACGTAGTGCCTCACAACGATGGCCTCCTAAATATAAAACACTTAATAATGCTTGTGTCGGAGTTAAGACAAATCCAAAATCAGGAAGACTCGCTAAGCATTATACGTGTAGTTGTTGTAAGCAAGACTTTCCCGCTAAAGATGTGGAAGTAAATCACATCATTCCAGTAGTTCCCATTACAGGATTTGATTCATGGGATGGAGTAATCTCTCGCATGTTTTGCGAAGCAGATAAATTAGAAGTAGTGTGTAAGCCCTGCCACAAGGGGATTACTAAACAAGAAAATACAGAAAGAAAAACTACTAAATGAGTAATGACAATTATAAAGGTTTTGCCCTGTTTAACGATATTGAGGACGTAGTATTGCGTACTCGTAATCGAGGTGTAGTGTTAGCTAATATGGCTATTGATAATATGAGAGATCAAAAGCTATCTCCTAAAGGTGTATTGCTAGTGCTAGGCTACTTCAACACCATCCCTGAGAAAGAACGTATCAACGTACAAGCTTCATTTGTAGAGAGCATGAATCAGCGTGGATTCCAAATCTCTTAAGAAAGGCTATGACGATCTAATGGAAAAGCTAACTCAGGGTACTAAGTATGACAATGATAAAGTACGTATGGAATTGTTGGATGCTCAGGCCCTTGAGGGGCTTGCTGCAGTTCTTACATTCGGTGCTAAAAAGTATGCAGCGCATAATTGGAGAGGAGGAATCAGTAATTCTCGTCTTCTGGGTGCTCTTATGCGTCATACTTTTGCTATTCTACGTGGGGAATATATTGATCCAGAAAGTGGGCTTCCTCATATCGACCATGTAGGATGTTGCTGGATGTTCCTATCTAACAATATGAAGAATCGAGAGGATTTAGACGATCTATGGAAACCTTCTTAATTGCAGATTTACATTTTGGTCATGCAGGTGTATGTAATTTCCTAAACCAATATGGGGAGAAACTGCGGCCTTTCTCTTCCGTAGAAGAAATGGATGAAGAGATTATTGAGAGATGGAATAAGAGAGTAGGCCCTGAAGATAAAGTATATGTTCTTGGTGACTTAGCTATGAGCCGTAAGCATATATCAACAGTTGGTCGTTGCAATGGAACTAAGGTACTTATTAAAGGTAATCACGACATCTTTAAGCTAGGAGACTATACTCCTTACTTTAAAGATATTAGAGGTAGCCATAAATTAGATAAGTTTATCTTAACGCACATCCCTATCCATACCGAATCCTTAGCTCGATGGACTTCAGGGAATATACATGGACACCTTCATTCCTATAACGTAATGAAAGATGGGGTGGAGGACAAGAGATATTTTTGTGTTTCCGTAGAACAAATTGACTACACACCTATTAGCTTTGAGGATATTAGAAAGAAATATGAAAACAGCAGCGATTGAAGTAACGCTAGTAGATAGTATGGGAAGTGATCTTAGCGTAGTAAATGCAGCTAGGGTGAGCTTTAATAAGATTAGTGAGGAGTTTAAGGAAGGGGATATTAAGCTAATTAACTACCTTGCTAAACATAAGCACTTCTCTCCATTCAATCATAGCTTTATGACCTTCCGTATTAAAGCTCCAATCTTTGTAGCACGACAGCTTGTTAAGCATAAGTTTATGCCTTGGAATGAAGTGTCTCGTCGTTATGTAGATGATGAGCCTGAGTTCTATATGCCAGAGATATGGAGAGCCAAGGCAGATAATGTGAAGCAGGGTAGCTCAGAAGAATCGTCTGGATGGTCTCCTAGCTGGCATGGCCGTATTACTGCAACAGCATATGCACTAGCAGAGTATCAAGATGCACTAGACTCTGGTGTATGTCCTGAGCAAGCCCGTATGGTGTTGCCTCAGAACATGATGACTGAATGGATGTGGAGCGGTACACTAGGAGCATTTGCAGATATGCTTCGCTTACGTCTCGATCCTCATACGCAGAAAGAATCTAGGGACGTAGCACAGCTTATTTATCAGGAGGTGGCTAAGGTATTCCCTGTATCAATTAAAGCTCTCCTAGAGCCTGTATGATCGTCTGGATGGAAGAATTCATGGAGGACACTCCAGACATTCTAGTTAACTGTTCAATGGAAGCAGAAGATTGCATTGCTATCCAAAGACTGTTAGCTAGTGACATGGATATTTACTACACCTCCGATAACGAAGCCTTAGCAGATTTCATGGTTGTAAGAGACGCTATTGATACTGACAATAATATTACTATAGGGAATTATAATTATGAAGCTCTTGCTTCTTGATATTGAAACAGCACCTAATGTGGTGCATGTATGGGGACTCTGGCAACAGAACGTAGCAATCAATCAAATTCTTGATGCTGGCTATGTTATGTGTTGGGCAGCTAAATGGATTGGTGATGATGAAATCTTCTTTGATTCAGTCAATCGTTCAGGTTCTAAGAAGATGCTGAAAGGCATCCATGCTTTGTTAGAAGAAGCAGATGCAGTGATTCATTACAATGGAGCACGCTTTGATATTCCTACATTGAATAAGGAATTCTTGCTGCATAACATGCTTCCTCCTGCTACGTATAAACAGATTGATTTGTTACGTACAGCACGAGCTCAGTTTAAGTTTCCTTCTAATAAGCTAGACTACGTTGCTAATGCTTTGGGTGTAGGTAAGAAAGTAAAACATGCAGGACATGAATTGTGGATTCGTTGCTTGAATAATGAACCACAAGCATGGATTGAGATGGAGAATTACAATATTAACGATGTAGTGATCCTTGAGGGAGTGTACCATAAGCTCCTCCCTTGGATTAAGAACCATCCTAATATTGGCTTGTATCTAGATAAGGCTGATGCTTGTCCCAACTGTGGTGGTCATCACCTACAGCGACGAGGCTTCTCCTTTACTAATGCAGGTAAGTACCAACGATTCCAATGTACAGACTGTGGTACTTGGAGCCGTGGAAAGAAGAACGAAGGCGCTAAGAACATTCTAGCTGCCGCACAATAAGGAATATATGAATCTAAATGAATATCAAAAAGCAGCTATGTCCTTCCGTATGGATAGTGCATCTGCTCTTTACGCTATAATCAATCTAGGTGGAGAAGTGGGTGAGCTATACTCTCTCCTTGCTAAATCTATTCGAGATGGTGCTAAAGAAGATTTTGAAGAACAAGTAAAGAAAGAACTAGGAGATGTATTGTGGCATGTAGCTGCAGTAGCTAAAGACTATGGCTTCACTCTTGATGACATTGCTGCTAGCAACATTGCTAAACTCTCCTCACGTAAAGCACGAAACATGATCTCAGGATCAGGCGACAACCGATAATATAACATAAAGGAACTATGACAAATCAAGCATCACTCCGCAGTCAACTAATCGCTCGTCGTACATACAATCGCCCTCTGGACGAGAAGGGCTCAGTATTTGAGACATGGGAACAAACAGTAGATCGGGTTATCAATCATCAGGCATGGCTGTGGGGGCGTTCCTCTAAAACTCAACCAAATCACTATGAGATTAAAAGCGAGCTAGAAGAACTTCGTTCCCTTATGCTCGACCGTAAGGTTCTTATGTCTGGTCGTACCCTCTGGCTGGGGGGTACAGAAGTAGCAAAGCGACGAGAAGCCTCTCAGTTCAATTGCAGCTTCACACATGTAGAAACAGTGTATGACGTAGTAGATGTTCTCTGGCTGCTCATGCAAGGCTGTGGTGTAGGCTTCCGTCCTATTATCGGTCAGCTCACTGGCTTCCAGAAACCTATTAAAGATATTGAGGTTATTCGATCAACTCGTACAGATAAAAATGGAAAGCAAGACAACACAGAAACCTATGATCCAGACACAGGAGTTTGGACAATCCAAATTGGAGACTCAGCAGAAGCTTGGTCAAAGAGCATCGGTAAGCTGGTCTCTCATAAGTTTCCCGCCAATAAACTTATACTCGATTTTTCACAGATTCGACCAGCAGGAGAAAGACTAAAAGGATATGGATGGATTTCTTCCGGTGATGAAAGCATTAGTAAAGCATATCTTGCTATTGCCAATATATTTAATCGTCGTGCAGGTAGCTTGCTCTCTCGCATTGATATTCTTGATGTTGTCAATTGGTTGGGGACTGTGCTCAGTTCTCGTAGAAGTGCTGAGATTGCGCTATTTGAGGTGGGTGAAGATGAATGGGAAGAGTTTGCAGTAGCTAAGCGTGATTGGTGGATTAACAATGTACAGCGAGCACAGTCTAATAACTCCTTGCTGTTTAAGACTAAGCCTACTAAGCCAGAGCTGCAACACATCTTTGACTTGATGGTAGAGAGCGGTGGTAGTGAACCCGGATTTATTAATGGTCAAGCAGCTACTAAGCGAGCTCCTTGGTTTAAAGGCTGTAATCCCTGTGCAGAAATTCTGCTAGGTAATAAGAGTTTCTGTAATCTAACGGAGGTTGATGTTGCCAAATTCAAAGGAGATAGTGCCGGTTTACGACGCGCTATCTATATTGCTGCAAGAGCTAACTACCGGCAAACCTGCGTCAATCTTCTTGATGGCATCTTGCAGGAAGCGTGGCATCTCAATAATGAGTTCTTACGACTCTGTGGAGTTGGCCTCACAGGAATCGTTCGTCGTCCTGACCTCCATGCCTACGATTACGCTGAGCTTCAACGAACAGCAACGTCTGGTGCTTATAGCATGGCTGACGAGTTGGGACTTCCACGGCCAAAGAATATCACTACCATTAAACCAAGCGGTACGCTCTCTAAAGTCATGGATACGACGGAAGGAGTACATAAACCTCTTGGTAAATACATCTTCAACAATGTAAACTTTGGTAAGTATGATCCTCTGGTTCCTCTGTGTCGTTCAGCAGGATATAAAGTAATTGACAATCCAGTTGATCCTTCTGCTGTATTGATTACGTTCCCAGTTAAATGGGATGATGTTCCTTTTGATCGTGTAGTTAAGAATGGCATGACGCTAGAGGTTAATTTAGAAACTGCTGTATCTCAACTAGAGCGTTACAAGATGTTGATGCAGAACTGGTGTCAACAGAATGTCTCAGCTACTATTAGTTATTCAGTAGATGAAGTACCAGATATTGTAGATTGGTTGATGAACAATTGGGATAACTATGTTGGTGTATCTTTCTTGTTCCGTGCTGATCCTACACAGACAGCTAAAGACCTTGGCTATCTCTATCTGCCACAGGAAGTAGTTACGAAAGAAGTGTATGAAGCATATGCGGCTGTTATTCAGCCTATTGAGTTGGATAAGTCTAACGATATTGATGCACCTATCGAAGATGATTGTGTCAACGGGAGCTGTCCAATCCGATGAGTCCCAACTTTACAAAAGTTGCTAGAGGAATTAATGTTCAACCTCTTAAGAGATATTTAAAAGAGAACTCTGTCTTGTGGGACTATAATACCATT